CCGTGCTTTACTGTATTGGACTTGCTTGAAGGAACTCGCGACTCTGAATAGTAAGATTCAATCAAGTTTAGGCGCGCATGTGACTTGTAAAGCTTCGCTGGTTCGAATCCAGCCCTCCCCACCAAAATTTTATGCACCTTTAGCTCAGTTGGTAGAGCAACTGACGCTTAATCAGTGGGTCCGGGGTTCGAGTCTCCGATGGCACACCAGAAGTATTAAAAATATTATAATATCCTGCTGTAGGCTCAATTGGCAGAGCTTCTGACTTATAATCGGAGGGCTGGTGGTTCGATCCCACCCAGTAGGACCAGTATGGGAGTGTATCTAATAAAGGAACCGTTATTAGGGATATACGTGTGCCAGCTTGGAGGGGAGCTGTGCGTAGGTTCGATAGCTCGATTTTCGCCAACTTCGCCAAAAATAATTTGCTAAATTTAATGTAAGAACATTGAATACGAGGTAAATTAATATGTCGAAAAACTTAATTTGTGTTTGTGGCGAAGAGTTTGATAATTCCCAAAAATTTAATAGTCATAAAAGCCACTGTAAAGAACATTATATACATAAATATGGTAGCTTAGTAGAATATGAGGCACACAAAGCTTCTAAGCACAAGGCTGCAGGCAAAGCTTTACAAGTAAAAGCCGAAACAAATAAGCAAACTGCACTTGCTGCTTGGGTTGCTGAGCGACATAAATGTGAACGCTGTGGTGAACTTATGACTGCTAAGTTTGGGTCGGGGCGCTTTTGTTCAAGAACTTGTGCAAATGCTCGGGATCATTCTGAATGGACAAAAGAAAAGATCAGTCAGGCGCTTATCAAGCCTGAAGAGCTAAAAGTAAAAAGAATTAGACCAAAAACTGAGCCTAAGCCTAAAGTAATTAAAACTCAAGAGACTAAGGTATGTGCTGTTTGTGGAATAGCTATTAGTAAACATAGCGCTACGGGTTTCTGTTCTAAACATTTAACAGAACATAAGCAACAGTTAAAGTTGCAACATTGGCTTGAAACTGGCGATATTGGTATGGCTGTTGATACTACTATTCGTGGTATTTTTAGAGATTATATTCTAGAACAGCAAAATCATTGTTGTGCTATTTGTGGCATGTCAGATACTTGGAATAATAAACCATTAACCTTTGTATTAGATCATATTAATGGAGATGCTGCTTATTCATCTCGTGAAAATCTTAGACTGATTTGCCCAAATTGCGATAGTCAGTTAGATACTTTTAAATCTAAAAATAAGAATTCAGCACGAACTAAACGTAAAGAATTTTTACGTGAAATACGTGAAGAAGATAAATAATGGAGGAATACTCAAGCTGGCCGAAGAGAGTGCTCTTGAAAAGTACCAGGACGTTAGCTGCGTCGCGGGGGTTCAAATCCCTCTTCCTCCGCCATAAAACAAATAGTGTAATAGTGTTAAAAGTACGATCAATAAAATAGACACCTGCGAGATTAAGCAATCCTTAACGTTGAGATATTATGGACTCAAGTTTAAGTAGGTCCCAGTTGGAGAATCGGGAGTCTGGGTTACATTATTAAGTATTTATGGGCCATTAGCTTAGTTGGTTAAAGCCACCGGCTCATAACCGGTCGAGCCGAGGTTCGAGTCCTCGATGGCCCACCAAAAATATATAAGAAAGTAGAGGTATTCATTATGCGATTATAAATTTTAATTAAGGAGTAAACGCAAATGAATAACAGACATAAGTATTTCAGAAATCTTCGCTACAAGCAGAAACTTGAAGCCAGATATGATAACTGGGGTGAACATCACACTGGAATTTATTTTACTACAGAAGAGCCTGATCCTAGAAACATTAGAGAGCATCAGCATGCTAGATGGTTTAGAAATGAAAAGTTTCTTGGACATGATTGGTATCTTTGCTGGCATCGTCCTGAAGTACCTTACAGTATTAGGGAATATACTTATCATACCAGTAGCTGGAAACAGCTTATGAAGCAGCAGACCTCGAGACGTAATCGTCGTATTAAAATTACAGAAGATGATGTTGCTGTAAGAGAAAAAGGTTTCTACAAAAAAGTAGAAGATCGTTGGAATTATGACTAAAACTTTGATCATTGATATTGTATAATATAATAAGCTGAATAGTGAGTAAAAATCCATTCCTGGTATGCTTTCACGTACAGACTCTATCAACAAGGACCTGTACAATCCTATGATAGAGGAAGGCAGAGATTAGCGCAAAGATGGTGTAAGGGGAGCATCTGCAGCGGTTTGAGTGCTGCGGGGATCCGTTCGAATCGGATGAGCGTGCCAAACAAGAAAAATCTCTTAAAAATACTGCGAATGAAAAAGATGTGCCCACAAACTAGACTTACTACTTATTAAATTAATCACACATAAAGTAGCATTTAGTCTGGGAGTAAAAATGGATTGAAGATTAATAAGCAACTTTTCCTTGACGGTGCGCAACGGCTCGGAAACACATCTCCTATGTCTGAAACTGATATAGTTCAGCTTTTATTTCGCTCTGTAGCTCAGTTGGTTAGAGCAACCGGTTCATACCCGGTAGGTCCTTGGTTCAAATCCAAGCGGAGCGACCATTAAAAATAAAAATATTGTGAGGTAAGTTTATGAGTAGAACTAGAGCTTATACACGTAAAATGAGAGCCAAGGCAATCAAGCGTAAGAAGAGAATTGTTTCTAATTGGCGTTGGTTTGAAAGTGGATATTATCCTCACGATGGTATGTATTCCAAAAATAAGATTCATTGTTCTTGTCCTCTTTGTAAGAGTAAAGCTTATTATGGAAAGCATCTTTTTACAAGGCAAGAAGTACACGCTCTCTTGAAGCTTCAAGAGGCAGAAAGAGAATGTACATATAATGAAGCTACTGGTACTTTTAGTATTGCTTCAGGTAATAGCGACGCAAATCAGAAGGTATCATGGGCAGAATAATGCAGGTGTAGCCGAATGGCATAGGCGCTAGTTTGAGGTACTAGTGGGTAACACCGTATGGGTTCAAGTCCCATCACCTGCACCATAACCCTGACGACCGGAAAGTTAAATAATAGTGCACATATTATTTAGATTGGTCCTATCCGGCGCCTAAAGATTGTGTGATGAGCAGCGTGGTCCAGATGCTCCAGGGTTTAAAATTAAGTAGCAATAAACAGTTCAATTTAAGTTTTCATTCCAAATTATTAGCTAAATTAAATGAGAATGAAAATAAGTTGAGGTTTAGCATGTCTGAATTTTTTGTTTATTACGGTAAATCTAACACTAAATATCCTGCAACAGAATGTACTTGCGTTTTTTGTGGAAAAACTTTTTTAAAGGCTAATCGTTGGTTACAAAGTCGACCATTGCACGTTTGTAGTCGTGAGTGCAGCGTCGCCTATAAAGCCAAGCTTAGGTCAGATAGCTGGGCAGCTGAACAACATAAATGTCAGCATTGTGGCAAATTAATGACTGAAAAGTTTGGCACTGGCCAGTTTTGTTCTAGAGCATGTGCTAATACTAGAAAGCATTCTGATGAAACTCGTAGAAAAATTTCGGTTGCATCTACAGCTTTTTATGACATCTCAAAACTTACTGAATCGTCTTCAGAGCTTACTTGTTTGCCGCTACGTCAGCACTATCAGTCAGTAACCAGCTATGAAAAATCACCAAATTTTTGTATTATCTGTAATACAGTTTTGCCCTATGAAAAACGGCATAATAAGACGTGTAGTAAAGCATGTAAAAATAAACTTGCGTCAATAAATGCAGTTAAAAATCAAAATGGCGGTTTAACTTCTGGCGGCGGTCCTAAGAGTACAAAACACGGTAAATATTGTGGTTTTAATTGTGATAGTATTTATGAGTTAGTTTATCTTATTTATTGTTTAGATCACAATATTAAAATTGAACGTAATAAACAATATTTTACTTATGAATTTGAGGGTAAAATAAGAAAGTATTATCCAGATTTTTATCTTCCAGAAACTGATACATTAATTGAGCTTAAGGGTTATAAAGATTCTAAAGTTGATTTAAAATTACAAGCAGTACTTAACTCAGGAAAAGAAATTAAGATCTTGTATAAACAAGATTTATTGCCTTATTTTGAATATGTAGGAAAAACTTATAACAAAAAATATCATACAGATTATAATAATATTGAAGAGCTTTATGATGAAAGCTGGTAAATATTATTTATGTGGGGTTGTAGCGTAATTGGCTAGCGCGCCTGCCTTCCAAGCAGGAGATTTTTGCGAGTTCAAGTCTCGTCAGCCCCTCCATTATGGTAGTATGGCCAAGTTGGTTAAGGCAACGGTCTGCAAAATCGGTATCATTGGTTCGAGTCCAATTACTACCTCCAACATATGGTAGCCGTAGCTCAGTTGGTAGAGCGTCAGATTGTGGCTCTGAATGTCACGTGTTCGATTCACGCCGGTTACCCCAGCATATCTTATTATAGGAAACCATGGGCCTGATAAGAAACTTCGATATATAGAAATAGAATAAGAAGGCTGAGTCCGTCGGTGCAGAGCAATATGAGAGAATGACTAACGGACTACTCTCAAAAAATATTTAGCATAAAATAATTTGCTAAATTATACAAACGTCCGTAGGCAAGTATTAAAAGCCACTAAGACAATAGGAAGCTTCAACATTGGAACACTCGGAGGGCCAACTCCACATTTATCCGTTAGTATAAGGTTGTGAAATCCATAGAAGCTGCGTGAGGTTGCAACTACTCACCGGACAATTTTTAATGGGGGATGGGACTGCTTGGGGTGGTCGCCAGTTTTGCAAACTGGATTTCAGATGGGTTCGAATCCCATATCCTCCACCATACAAACGCTCAGTTCACTTTTGTGAGTCGGTGTACAACGATCATCTTCGGAGGCTGAGCTTAAATTATGCAGGCTTAACTCAGTTGGCCAGAGTGCGATCCTTACAAGTTCGAAGTCGGGAGTTCAAGTCTCTCAGCCTGCACCAGACGAGTTCGGTTTATACTAGTTTTGTCGAATAACAAAGTCGAGAGACGAAAGGATGTTCCTCGAAGAGGTTGCAAACTCAGAGAGTTAGAAAGGTATGTAGTCCGCTCGTTGCCAATTAAATAGATAGTAAAAGGGACTCATAAGGCTGACGAGAAGTGTAGGCACTGAGGCCGGCTCGACTCCGGCTGCTATCTTTATATTTCGGGATGTGGCTCAGTTTGGCTAGAGCACGTGATTTGGTCGGAATGATGTTAAGTAGCATACATTATAAATGAAGTGTGGGTTCAAATCCCATTTTCGGCACCAGGATCACGGGGTCGCAGGTTCGAATCCTGTCATCCCGACCATATGGAAAGTTGACGTACACGGTTGGCGTGCTGGACTGAAAATCCAGAGACTCTGGTTCGACTCCAGAACTTTCCACCATTATTTTACTTAAATTTACGGTGAGGTATATTTATGGCAGAGTTTTGTAAAGAGTGCTTTTTAACAAAGATTGATTCTTCAGTTAATCCTGATAATCTTGTTTTAAGTACAGAAGCAACTCTTTGTGAAGGCTGCGGTGAAAATAAGCCTGTTGTATTAGAAGTAGATAATACACCTAAGCTTACTATCGCTGAATGTCAGGTAGAAACTCAGAAGCATATTGAGGCTGTTAGAAAGTATATCAGATTTATGATTGATAAGATTGATATGCGCGGCGTAAAGCATGATGCTTCTAAGCTTGAGAGTCCTGAAGTAGAAGTATTTGCAGAGTATACACCAAAATTGAATAATACAACATTCGGTAGTGAAGAGTACTATCAGAATTTAGATCATATGAAGTCTGCTTTAGATCATCATTATGCATCTAATCGCCACCATCCGGAGCATTTTGTTAATGGAATTAATGATATGACATTAATTGATATTTTAGAAATGTTTTGCGACTGGAAGGCAAGCACTCTTAGACATAATGATGGAAATCTGCTGAAGAGCATTGAAACAAATGCTGAGCGCTTTAACATGGAAGGTCAGCTTAAACAGATTTTAATCAATACTGCTAGAATGATTGACGAACATGAAGATTAAATAAGCCTATAATATTGCTAGGTCTTATGGTCTAGCAATATTTTTATATTTAAATTGGGCGAGTAGTTCAGTTGATTAGAATTTCCGACTGATAATCGGGAGGTCGTAGGTTTGAGCCCTACCTCGCCCACCAAAGTTTGTGCGTAGCTAATAATAAACGCTCACCGCAAGGGAAGAGGGAAAGCAGCGGTATATAAGTAGCATCACCGAACCTTATATTGACTCCCTGTGAGAGCCTTGATTGACGCAGTATAAGTGAGTCCAAAAGCCTTGATAGTAAGACTGGGGTTGAATGCAAGTAGGCATCTTTGGTGCAGTACGCTAAAAGCTATCTGAAATACCTCTGGCAAATATGTAAATTTTTAAATTTTTATTGTATAATATATTATAGTGTTTTATAAAAAGGAACTTTAATATATGTTACTAAAAAATAATGAGGTAATGGAAAAAATTCTTAAGGAAACTGAAGAAAAAAAGATTCACGTACTGTATTATAAATTAGGAGCAAATATGCAAGCTCTTAATAAAACGATGATGCAGCTTAGAAGATTGTACGGTGACAGAATTATTGCATTACCTCAGGATATAGCTAAGCTTGAAAATAATGCATTGTCTATTCAAGATCTTCTTAATATCAGAATGACTATTAATATGCTGATTATGGATAAGCTTAGAGCTGAAAATGATGTACTTCAACCACCAGATATGAGAGTTGGTGCTGTTATGCCACCTAATGCTGGACGAGTGCCACAGAGTCAAAATGTGATACCTCAGATGACACCAGTTGCAGGCCCTAGTAACATAACAGTACAGCCAGGAAACATGCGTCAAGAAGGTGTATATCAGCCACAGAATGGTCCTCAGAGACCTCCGGCTCCGCCTACATCAGGCAGTAACGCAACAAAACCTGCTGCTCGGTGGTTTAATCAAGGTATTAATTTACCGTTTACAAATGATGAAAGGAATTAATTAAAATGACGATTGCTGATAATATTAAGGCTATTGATCTTAGAATTGCACTTCTCAAGTCTCGTGGCGAGACTATGAATATGCGGCTTATTCGTAAGCTTGAGCGGAGAAAGCGCGCTCTGCAGACTCAAGCTTGAGTTAATATAAAACACCATTATTGCAGTTCAATTCTGCGCTCAGAGGTTCATCCCAGTAGAGTTTATTAGGTTAAAAACTGGGTGGGATATGGTTCGATTCCATTAGGGCATGAGGTAAATAATGTAAACCTAATTTAAAATTTTAAAAAATATATTGTATAATATATTATGTTTGGAGGAGTACTCAAGTTGGTTAAGAGGACGCACTGCTAACGCGTTAGGCCGGTAACACGGTGCGTGGGTTCGAACCCCACCTCCTCCGCCAATATGGATAAGTATACAAGCAGACTAAGTAGGGTAACGTAATATCCGTTGTTTAAGCTAGTGCACTTTGTTTAAACAATATCGTTGGTGCAAATCCAACCTTGTCCACTATTTATTATATGGGTCGGTATGTCTAGTTGGCGATGACACCTGACTGTAAAGCAGGCACACGAGAAACATCGGGGGTTCGACTCCCTCCCGGCCCACCATATGGGTTGATTCGCACGGGGCGAATAAGTACTATAAGGAGCTATGAGAGTAAAAACTGTGGTGTGGAGATAAGCGCCCACTGCCACCTTGCGTGAGCGTACCGGTTAAGCTCGGATGGGTCTCCTCAGAAAGTTATAAGAAAAAAGAGAGGTTCGAGTCCTCTATAACCCACCAATAGGCACTTAAGAGGTCTGGTTCAAATCCATAAGCATCTTGGTGATGCGCCCCGCCCCTGAGAGCAGCGAGGGAGAGAACGTTCAATTCGGCTGGTGTAATCTGGAAGCACACTTAAGTGGCTCTCGCTTAATATACGTTAGTGTCGGAATTTGGCAGACGACCATTCAGAGTAGGTAGCGGATATTAGCTTTGACCGAGACTGAGGATAGCATTAATATCAAGAGCTTGTTTACTGGTTCAACTCCAGTCTAACGTTCCATAACCTTTGTTTTTTCAAATACTATAATAGGGTTTGGCTGCAGGTCTTCGTGCACAGAAGTAATAAAGCAGAATAAACGCGATATTAGTTGACTTTGCTGATTGAATAGAAATTAGCTATTTGTACAAATAAGACGCAGGGCCGGCGTCTATAAACCCCGTGCCCACGCTAAATCTAAGTATGGTGTAGTGGGAACATGATTGTTGGAGTAGCATTGAGGTTAAGGTGAGATTCCTTAAAAGAGCGAAAGGCATTCGTCGAAGGTTCGAGCCCTTCTATTTAGACTAAAATAATGTAGATTGGTGCTATTGAGTAATCGTAGGAACAGCGCTGAAAGATAGGCAATTACCAGAGTAAGGCGGATCTGAGGTAGGAGTGGTGAGCGAGACCCGATGCAGCCGTTCGATTCGGCAAGAAACCTTACAGCGGCATAGAG